AGGTATGGCACAACGTATGTGCTAAGCAATTTATTTAGGTCAGCGTACTCAAGCAAAGCATGAACCATCGGGTCTTTCTCACGATAGGGCTCTAAAGCTTCTGCTGATACTGAGTAGTCCATGTAGTCAAGGTCCTTGCCTTGCATCTCTTTTTCAAGACCTTTGTTGGTAAGAATTTTTGGTTTAAGACCTCTACCACCTGAAGACTTTGGGCTATACAAAAGGTATTGTTTTTCTTGATTAGAATTAATATTAAATACTCGACCTGCAACCTTGTATATCTGAGCGCGTGCCTTCTCAATGTCCTCCTCTAACCGTGTGTGCAGGGTGGTTAGGGCATCTGTATCAATAGGTGCGCCAGTAAGCTTCATGTGGCACAGAACCTCTAGAACATCCATCTCTAACTTCATGATGTTTTCTACGTCGGCTTCTTTAATTTTATCTCGTACCACCTTCCAAAGCATGAAGGTGTACTTAGCATCTAAGTATGCGTACTTAGCAACAGTACTAAAGGCGTGAATTTCTACTTGAGCTCCAACACCTTTTTCCATTTTGTAACCAAGCTCTCGCTCTAGACAATCATCAAGACCGCATCGGTTTTTATTACGGTTGTCATATATAAATGAGCCAACCATGGTGTCGAAATAGGGAGCGGTAGGTATGGTTTTGTCAAAATACTTTGCTACTGAGCAAAGGTCAAAAACTAAATTGTGACCAATCTTTAACTTGTCACTAAAAAATAAAGGTTTTAAAGCAGCAAAGACTTCCGCTGGGTGTAGTTGTTCAGGAGCTTCGCCGAAAGTTTTAACAGCTTTGCGCTTGTCCCTAGAGTAATCGCTTTCCCTAGCCTGAAGGCCAGCTTGTACGCGCTTTTCTCCTTGCCCTGTAAGTGGGAAAACTTCAGATATAAATTCACCATGTGGGTGGCCCATCGGGATAACATCCCCACGACCATAAGTCGCAAGACTAAGCCATAGTACTTGATTAACAACTGGAACTCCTCTTCTATCTCCTACTGTTTCTACGTCAAATGCAAATGCGTCTTGTGTTAGGTAGTAATCAACGAGTTCTTTTAGTTGCTCAGTTGTCGTAATAATATTCAAATGATTACCTCGATTAATGTAGGTGTCTGGGAGCCAGCGACGAAAGGGGATTAAGTTTACTGGCCCCCAGAACTCTAGTGATTAAAGAAGAGAGTTTGCAATCTCTTCTAGTTCAGCCCATGTGTGTTCTTTGATTACAGAGCGTTCGAATGGCTTGACTTGTGCCACGCCTTCTTCGGCCATCTTCTCATCAATACCCCAGTCTTCCATGAGGTCACGAGGCTTTACTGCGTTGAGGTGATACACAGTTTGTTGCATTTTGCCTGTACGGCTAATAGCCCAGTAGTTCTTAGTCAAAGGTCCTTGTGGGGAAAACTCTGCTGCGTACAATGTCTTGTACAAACGTGGGCTTGCAATAAGCATCTGGCGAACAACGCCTGAAGGAGTAATCACTGCAATAGTGAACGCTCTTTTATCTTCTGGCTTGCTACCAAGCTTGGTGCATAGTGGGTCGTTAGGCCCAAGTGAAACATACGAACGCTTGCCAACAGTTTTCTGCTGTAGGAAGTGTTGCTTGTAGATTGCAAATGGACCATTCTGGTCAATGAACTTAACAATTGTGAACTCACCGTCAACAAATTTAAATTCTGTTGGGTAGTCACCTGCGGTTGTTGACAGCTTTTCTGCTGCATCCCAACCAGACTGCACAGCATTTGTTGTTGCTGCTGCAGGACGTTCTTCGATGGTTGCGGTGTCGAACTCATCGTTTTGTGGAAGATATTCTTCCGTACGGTTTACTGCCATAGTTTTTTTATTCCTTTGTTTCAGTTGTTTTAGAGTCTTCGACTTGGATATTCTTCCAAGCCTCAGCGATTGCGTTAGTCAATTGCTGATTAGGCCACTGTATTCGCTTCACGTGCAAAACGCCAGCGGTCTTAAACAATTCTACCACGCAATCTATCTGAGCCTTTGAATATAGCCTACGACCCTTGTGGTCTTCTCCATTTACATTCTTCTTTGTAGGAAGTCTGTAAGGTGATGGCGGTAGGTATCCTGTTTTTATCCATTGACGGATAGTAATTACGGGACGTCCCAACGCTTGTGCGAGAGCGCCAATGGTGTAGAACTCCATGTCCTTGCCATTAGGCAGAGTCTTTTTGTAGGACTTTGATTCCCACGTGTCATCGACTTCTACCTCGGGAGCTTTTGGTTCCCTGCGCTTTCGTTTACTGCCTGGATAATAACTATCCAAGTCAGAAAACATTTTATCTATTTCATCTGTCATATTAAAGCAGCTTAAGTAGTATGTAAATCTGAAGGCACAAAACCATTATTGGTACAACAGTTCTTATAAGTTCCATTGTGTGGTTGTACTCGTCAAGTTTACGTTCTAACCTATTTCTAGTTGTTGACATTATTTCCCAACGATAAATGCATAGGTAACCTTTGAAGGAAACATAGTGTCAATGTCTTCTTCAGTAAGGTAGCCTTCATAAAAAGCAGCCATGATTGCAGCCTCATCAATTTGAGGAACCATCTTAACGCATTTATCTTTTAGACCTTTTTTAGTAAGAATGGTTTCTGCAAGGTCCATGTCTAAATTTTTAGAAACACGACGTTGCTTCATAATTTGAAGGTCGTCTTCTTCTGATGTATCTGTAGGAACGCTTAGTACAATATGACCGCGTTCATCTGTTGAACCAAACTCATCAATAGTTTTTGTAAGACGAGTTTTAAGTTCTGTCTGTCGCTTTGATAAAGTTTCTACTTCATCTTTTAAAGCAACGTACTGCTTGATATAAGCACGTACTGAGGTGACGTCCATGTAATCCCCTTTGGTTGTTGTTGTTTACATAGACAACCTAATACAGGGGTGGGATACCTGTCAACTTATCTTTTTACGAGCCTCCGCGGCTGTATAACTGCGGAACCCAGTCTTACGTGGGTTCATGCTGCCAGGCTTCTTGTATCCAGAACCCTTGGGCATTGTCTCCTGGCGCCACTTAAGAGCAGCGGCAACCTTATCGTGGTGTTTTCCCATTTAATTATCTTCTTTAATATAGTTTTCAAGGGCTTCGATAATAATGCTGGTCACTGTAACCTTCTCAGCTGCAGCTTTCTTTTGGACCGCTGTCCACAGCTGGTCTGATACGCGGATAGTACGCGTAGGGGTTTTAGGTGCGTTAGGCATCCTTATAGTTTATTTACTATATGGCTGTATGTACTGCTAAAGCTGGCAGACTAGGGGTCGAACCTAGAGTCTCCTGGTCCAGAGCCAGGCGTGTTGCCAGTTACACCATCTGCCAATAGTTTTACTTGCGGCTCCCACAGTATATCTTTACCACCATTCAGGTACCTAGCTAGGACAAACAGCAGGTCAGATAGCCTGTTGAGGTATTTAGCTATAAGAGGGTTGGTCTCCCTTTGGTTTACAGAATCCCAAACACAACGCTCTGCCCTACGAACTATTGTTCTAGATAGGTGTAGGTAGGAAGAAGCCTTGCTCCCTGAAGGTAGTACAAAAGATTCCAGTGGCTTTAACTGGTCGTTGTACAAATCTATATTAGTTTCAAGATAAGTAATGTGAGCGTCTGTAACCGACACTTTTGGCGAAGCAAGGTCGGCACCCAAATCAAACAAATCGTTCTGTATATTCTTTAACAAAGTGTAGACGTCTTCTTTATCTACATAACACATGGCAATACCAATAGATGAGTTTGCTTCATCGACTGTGCCTATAGCATTAAAGATTAAATCTTCTTTTGGATGACGGTCATTGCCTGCGAGCGCAGACGTGCCTGCATCACCAGTCTTTGTATATATCCTAGTTAATCTAACCACGAGCGGACGACGGGGCTCGAACCCGCGGCCTAGACCTTGGCAAGGTCTCGCGCTACCAACTGCGCCACGTCCGCAATACTGCTGTCTAGCCTGGGCTCGAACCAGGGACCTGGCGATTAACAGTCGCCTGCTCTGCCAACTGAGCTACTAGACAATTGCTGCTTGTAAAAACTGTTTTAGACTTCCAACACTTAACGGCATATTACCGTTATCATCAAACCCTTCGCCATCAATTACAGCGCTAGCCACTGCACTTTTCTGTTGTAGAGCTTCGTGTTGTCTTTCCTCTATAGAACCAGAGATAATAATATCCTGAATTACTATTGTCGGCCAAGTTGATGACGCTCTTTGTATGCGGCCATTCCTTTGCGTTGCACTTCCCGAAGACCAAGGGAGGTCGTAATTGATAAGAAGATTAGCAGCAGGAAGGTCCACACCGTAACCCCCAGCGTCAGAACTAACCAGTACGCGTACGCTGGGATTATTATTGAAGTCAGTTTTGTTAAGTTCTTTAGTACGAGCATCTAATTTACCTGAGTACTTTCTGCACATGTCTTCGCCAAATGCTGCGACTATCTTATCAAGCATGTCAACATAGGTTGCAAAGACAACCACTTTGTTGTTGTCATCCTGTTCTAGGTGGTCTTTTACATACTGGATTAAGTAGTCTAGTTTTGGTGAAGAAACAATGCCATCTAGTGAACCGCTGTCCACAAGCTCTGCAATGTAAGCGGAGCCTTCTCCACCCATCTGTTTAAACTTAGCCGCACTTGTTTTTAATAACTCGGGGTGCGAGCAGAGCATTTTTAATGCGCCAATCTTAGACATAATTTTTCCACGCATCTCATCCTCAGGACCACCACGTCTAGACTCTAACCCGTAGTGAGCCATGATGTTAAAGTTGCTGCCAAATAAATCTTGAGCTTCGTCTAAATCTGATAAAAGATTTTCTACTATGCGTGTATATAACTTAGAGGTCTTTCTATCAAAAAATATTTTTGCTGGTTCTTTGTGAATAGTGTCGGGAAGATAGGGGGCAACGTCTGGGTCTTTCTGTGCTTTACGTACAGAAGCCTCTTTCATCTTCTCATGTAAAGTCTTTAAGTTGCGATAATACTGCGGTGCGCCCCAAGAGTTTCTTACAATAAAAGCAGCATCAAAGATGTCAAACCTACCAAGTACGTTGGCGTCAACGAACTGCATAATGCTGTACAGCTCTTCAGGCTTGCCATTTTCAATAGGGGTACCAGTGAGCGCGAACCTGTAGGGGGAGTTGACAAGTTTTTTAACTGCTCTGGAGCGTTTAGATTTAAAAGACTTGATTGCTGTGGCTTCGTCAAGGACGACAAATCCTCGCGGTAATTCTTTGACGTAGTCCCAGTCGTTAACAATCTGCTCGTAGTTAAGAATGATGTAATCAATACCTGTATTACGCCAGTCGATGGCTTCAGCGTACTGCTCTGCTCTTTGCTTCGGCGTTCCATCCACAACCAAAGAGTGTGAAGTTCCATTAGTAAATTTCTCAATCTGATTAGCCCATTGATATTTCAATGAGGATAAGCAAATTATAAGGCCTGGTTCTTTAATTTTGTTCTCATCCATAAGGCGCTCTATAGCGGCAATGGTTAGAACAGTTTTTCCCAACCCTAAGTCATAGGCGACAAGCATCCTGCCTCGTTGGCACATCCTGTCTACAGCCTCAGGTTGATAAGGCAGAAGGGTTCCTGTAAATGTCACAGAGGTATCTCGTTAACTCTATCTTTAGACCAATGGACATAAGACCTAATATAGACAAGAGCGTAGGCAAGAGCAGAGAAGATAAAACCGTACTGGTCAGTAGTTAGCGCGTAACCAATCCACAAGACTTCGTTAAAAAGAAGCACTAGCCAGCCCCAGATAGTTTTACGTCCAACAAAATAGATTCCTCCGACACCTATAACGGCAAGGACCCAGGACCCATACTCCATAATCATACGTATGCTCTCATGCGAACATTAACTAATGCCCGCAGGTCTTCAATGGTGCCTGCGTTATAAAAAATTTGGTCTACTTTGTAGTCTTCCATCTCAGACTCTGATACATGGTTATTGACTGGGCCGTATCCAGGTCTCTTTACCCTCCAAAGCTGGGAGTCTGGAAACATCTTTATAGCCTCTGCTTCATTTACAAAACGAACGTCTGTAATAACGACCTTGTCTCCTTCAGAAATTTTAGTTGGGCTAAGCGCCTGAGCTACCCAGAACAATTCTCCAAATTGATTACGAGCAGCAACTCCCACGTTCTGTAAAAGTCTACGAACAGACTGATTTTGTTTAGCGTTTTCCCAACCATCTCTATCAACAACAGTACGTAGAAGAGTGTCTTCGTTAGCGACGTGACCAATTACTGGGTTTACCTCATAGCAGAAATCACGTATAGGGTCAGCAAAAGCAACACGTTTAAATCCATATTGTTCTACAAGTATGTTTGCTAAAGTGTCTTTTCCTGATTGGGCGTAGCCAGTTAATCCAATAATCATGTTCCGTCCCAGTCTCCTATTTTTGTAGTTGGAATGCCGTATTCAGACCAAAGTCTAATGACATTTGGATTGTCGTCAACCGCATGTTGAACATCCCAGAAAAGTCTAATATGTTCTAGTATGTCTTTTTTGACCTCATAGTCAGGTCTGTAGTCTTTATTACCTCGCATGAACAAAGCTTGATGTGGGATGTTTGCCACATCTGCTAACCAGTACGAAGTGTGTGAACGCCACTCCTCTCGTCTAGCAGTTACTACAAGGATGTCTTTGTCTTTGGTAATAGCGGTCCAAACCATATCCACCACGTGTTCGTGGGGAGGAACGTGGATAGACTCTCTGTGAAACTTATCAAAATCTTTTTTAAAGTTATCGTTGTCGTCTTTGTTTACTATGTACTTTAATATTGAATCTACGTTAGCCAGTGTTCCATCTACGTCAACTATCCAAGCTGGTCTTTTCTTTATTCGACGTTTTCTTTTGACCAAATTTTCCACTCCTCTGCAAGCTCTGCAATATCAATTGATGGGTAGTGTCCCCATTCGTGCAGGTGCTCAATAAAATCTTCATCAGCTATTAATAGGGGAAGCATACTCTCCATGTAAAGCCTTCTTTCCGTTTACCATGTGTCTTGCATTCTCTAAACCATAGACTATCTCAGATTTGCTCATAGCACCAACGTCCTTCATGTCTGTTTGGTTGTAGTTAAAGAACCAAGCATCTACTCCATACTCCTGACATAAAATTAATAAGTTGACCGATGACTCTTTTCCCGCCTGGTCATTGTCCATAGCAAAAATAAGCCTATCAGCTCCACGCATAATGTTGAATTGTTGCATAGAGACTATGGCGCCGTAGGTGCTCACTCCACCTGATATACCCACTGATGCAAGCCTTACTACATCTAAAGGTGACTCAACCACAATCATGTCTCCGCCCTTGTATTGCTTGTATCCAAACAAAGCGTTGCTCTTTGGAACACCGACTGGTTGATTTCTAAAAAACCTAGAGGTGTGGCCCTTCTCTTGCCAACCAAGAAGCTTGTGGGTGTGTGGGTCTCTTATAACAGTAACCCAATTGCTATGGCGCTCACTCCAAAGAACTTCATACTCTTGCGCTGCTGGCAGTGTTAAGCCTCTTGCTTTAAGAGCATCAGCTGGCGGGTCGCCAAAAGCAGCCAGCATCGATTCGGTTATAAACGTTAACTCTTCAAAAACTTTCTTTGGTTTGATTGCTTTTTGTAAAGAAGCCGCAAGGTTAGTTGTCCCGTCATTAAGCCACTCTTTTGATTTTTCATAGTCCCATTTTTGAATATAGGAAACCAGGGACAACAGTCCGCCTTTGTAGTGGCATGAAAAACAGATATGTGCACCAGTGTCTG